TCTTCGGACTTTCTTGGGTGGTCGCTTTGGTCCCATCCAGAGGTCTCTCCGATGTTGTTTTCGATGACTTCTTCAATTGTCCCCGGGATGAACCCCTGTTCTTTCTTCGCCAGTTCTCGAAGCTGTATCGGGCTAAGAAAGGAACGTTGGATAATGTAATCTGCATCTTCTGGGCCCGCAGCTTCTGGTGAAGGGAAGACATTCCAGATCGAAAGATAACGGACGGTAGGGACCAGCTCCTCTTCAAGCCGCGTCTCAACCTCCATATAATTATCTGGAGTCTGTACTGATTCGAAGACTGGAAAATTCTTATTCTCCAGCGTAATTCCTTTAGTGACTCCTGAACCGTAGAGTGCCATCTCGTGAATGGCGTGCTGTACCTCGGTGTTGTAGCTGGTACGGTCAAGGAGGTCCCGGATTCTCTCCTCCATTGCCTCTGCCCGTCCACGGATTGCGTCCTCAAATAGGTCAGGGCGGTCTGGGGGAGCCTCAATGTCCGGTGGAAAATACCTTGGACGCCTGCTTGGGGTGATGCTGAACGGAATCTTTCCGTCTTCAAAAAGCAGGGTCCCGATCTTAATCTTTGCAGAATTAACTTTTCGACGTGTCTGATTGACGAATATGCCACGCTCATTTGCCAGCTCATTCGCCTTACTGATGTGACTAGGGTACTTAGCACGGTACGCATCGTAAGCCTCTTGCCAGTGTTGTTCGTGATCGCGTCTATATTCCTTTGCGTCCTCAAACTTCTCGTGGATAACATTTGCAATGTCATCCAGCGGGGCACTAACTACTTTTGTCTGTATCTCTGGTGTCTCTGGTATTTCTTCGGCCATGGTCGCAGGAAGGAAAAACTACTTTTATGTATTAGAAACGTCCCTAACAAAAAAATCAACTCAGTTTTGGTGGTTCCTCTAGATTCTCTAAGGATTCAAGGATTTTGTCGCCTACATCCTTCAGTGCAATTGCTATTGCTTTTCCTACTACAGAGCCAACCTCTGCAGGCAGGTGATTGTGGAGTACTGCTACGACCTCCTCAAAGGCCTCCTGAAGGTCTTTGTCGAACTCCTTTTCCCATCGCTTGTCGTCCAGGCTGATAATGTTGTCTTTCATAGCGTTGGTGGGTTATATAGTGGTAGGGCAGGTTTGCGCCTATAATAATAGGGTAGACTCTCACTATGGGGAGTCGCTGGGAACAGCTTACACCCAAAACACGCAATAGCAAGCGACATCACGCAGTCGTCGTGCGAACCATGCTGTGCGGCCATCTTACCATCGGGCTTTGAGACAAACGTCTGTAGCTCATCAAGGATCACCGGAGAGTGTACCTTCAGTTCCCTCTCTCGTATCAGCTCCTTCAAATAGTCGATAATGAGCGGCTTCGACTTGACGGTCGTATGGAATCCCAGCTTCCTCGCCGTTCTGGAGGACCGTTCATCCAGGATCTTTTCTGTGTACATATTCGGGTACAGGTGTAGGTCCCGTAGAAATGATAATGTGACAAGGCCATGGTTGTTCCTCTCTACAAATAGCTGGGCCCAGTTATACCAACGGCCTAATGATGTCAACTGCCAGGCCAGCAGGTCCGGGTCTATCTTGATCCTGAGTGTTGCTACCTCCTCAAAGTACTGTGCGTCAAGGACTACTGCCACACTCCAGTCTGTGTCCCTTGCGACCTCAAGCCCCTCTGAGACGTCTACTCCAATCCGGTATTCGTGCCCCTTTCTGGGCCTCTGCCACACCTGTAGCTCACCGTCATCCAGGGACTCTATGATGTACTTCTCCTTGGATCTCCCCTCCTTCCAGGCCTTTACTGGTATGGAGAAACCTTGTGCCGGTGTGTTCCTTATTAAGGCCTCCGAGTCTAGGACCATCTCGTTCAGGACCTCCCTGTCGAAGACAGTGCGCCCCGTACTGACAAAGGCCTGCCTTGCAGAACTGGGGTACTCCTGGTGGAACTTTGTCAGGTCATTCTGACATTGAGTCTTGATGCAGTGGCGGCGCCAGTTCAGTCCCTCAAGGTCAACGGTGAAGGACAGGGGCCCCTCTTCCCCAATGTCAAACTCTGTTGTTGCTCCGAGGAGCTTTGCCTCTTCCTCTCCGCCATAGCGCGGGTCTGTTCCAAGACCCTCTTCAAATCGTTTTCTTTGATCGGCTCCCTCAAAGGGCCGTCTGTAGTGAGAATAGCAGTACCATGGAAAGAATATTGCCTCCCATCCTGAGTCTCCCGTATATGCGTCCCAGAACATATCGTGGAAAATGCCACCCACGCCTTGGGCGGTAGATTCGATAACAGCTTCTGTCTGGTAGCCCTGGACAACGCAGTTTAAAAGACCTAGTAAGTAGTCCTCTCCACCGTCACCCCAGGACGCTACCTCCGAACAGTGTAGATAATCCACCTTTGAGCCACGGACCTCCCGGCCCCCGACCGTGGAGAGCGTGTACTGTGAGTTTAACCCACCGTCCTCACTCCCCCAGAATAATTCCCGCTTGCCAGAGTACCTTGTTGCCGGTTTTAGCTCCTTTGGCAGGTTCTGCTCCATCATACGGGCCATCCCGAACATAACGTCCGTTGCTGCCTTGGAATGGGTGCATATGTGTGTGATTTTATTGTGATTCATGGCGGTATGATGGAAATACCGCCCCTGGACAAACGTTGAAATGCCAAATCTGCGTGCTTTTAGCACCACCATCCTGACATGACCGTCTTTTTTTAGCTGACGCTCCATTAAACGGCTCAGAATCAACTGAACCTCGTTTAATTCAAAGGGTACCGTCTCACCAGTCCCAAATTCCTGAATTTTTAAGCAGTGCTTAAAATAGAGAACCGGGTCCTCTTTCAGCCGCTTTACTAGAGCGACCATTTCCTCATTCATATTAACGTCCGATACCGTCCATTACGGTCCAGTACGGACCAGTGTTAGGTTATTTTGTACCGCGTTTTCGTTATCTATGAGCCAGTCAAGATAGACCTTGGCCTTTTCTAGATCCTGGGTCCCTTTGCCTTTTGTCTCAAAGCGCCAAATGTACTTAAAGACGTTTCCCTTGCAATAACCGGAGAATGCCTCCTTCGACATTGAGGACCTCATCGCATCGATACACTCAATCCCTCCTTTTGCGTAATGTGCTGGCTGCTTCACCATGTCCTCCTCCCCCAATGTGTCCGTGTACCGCATCTGCGGGTCGTACTGAGGTTTTGCCACTAAATGTGGCTTAGCTATCTCCCTTGCCATATTCTCCCTTCTCCTTTCCTCGTCTAGTTCATAGTTGGTCATAATGTCCTTATATCCCCGCGACCTGCTCTTCGGCGCCGGGCTCTTTATCTCCTTCTGAATTATTGTCCAAAGTGGCTGCCTCATCTGCGGTTTTATCCTTTATGTAGCCAGTTAACTGTTCGCGTTGCTTCAGCGACAACTTGTTATAGTGCGCTGTTGTTCCTAACAGGTACTCCTTCATATCCAATAAATCCCTAAATTGTGACGTTGTAAACATTACATCCTGTAGAAAATATGGTCCCCAATCTGGACCGTTCTGATGAGCCTCTTGGCCCACCACGGGCGGACATATGTCGCATGATAATGCGTTGCCCCATTTGTAATATCCCTGTCCCTGTGCAATAACGCCAGCATTGCTATACGTTGGCATTCCTTGTAGATCCTCTTATTACGAATTCTGTCAGGCTTGCCATCACAAAACCAGGAAAACTGACATAGCCTTGGTTGATTTTTAATTCTGGGTCCCTGAAAGATTACTCCACAGATCGAGTTTGGAAAATACGGGTCCCTAACGCGATTTAGGGTGGCGTTTGCAACTGCAAATTTTCCGTATTCGTTCTGTGTAGACGCTTCAAAATAGATGTTTTTGCTTAAACATTGAAATTCCTCCTTAGAGACCGGCAACTGATCCGGGTGGTAGGAAACTATAGAATATTTGTGGGCCGGTGCAGCAGAGATCGAAGTTGCCAGCACCAGCATTAAGCTGAGAATGAATCGCATACATGTGTGCCTTTGCTGTTTCTTAATATGGGTTTGTGTAGATACGTGACTAACTACTTTATGTAGTCAACCCGGGGGGCGTCGGACGGCCCGGGGGGCGGGGGCCGGGCCCGGCGGGCGGGGAAACTGATAGGACGGGTCGGTCGGGACCATTTAGTTTCGCTGATCGATGCGGTCCGCCGGGTGCCAAACTAAATCCGATCGGGTAACCGTCTCGGCCCGAAACTAACGCCTCAAACCCGTTAACTATTGACACCATTTCTTGAGATTTTGTGTCATTATACACGCTGAACCTCCTGTATTAGTGGGATTGGTGGGGTTACGTCCTTAGTTAAGCGCGTTGCACTTAGTAGTTGTTCGAACTCATGTGAGTGCTTGTGTTCCACCTTTCTAAGGTCTTGGAACATCCCATTGTGCCGGGCGATTAGCTGCATGATATCCTTGG